TCCTGGAACCGGTGCTTCATCTCCACCCTCAACAGACTCTAATCCCTCATCCTTTCTAACTTCATTAACTGTTTTGAAATTTTCTAGTTGAATCTTATAAAGTTCTGACTTTGACATCTCTTCATCAACATCAAATGTTTTGAATTTGAACACATACTTTGGCCTCTTAATTGATTTCCCGCTCTTAGATTTGATTTCTCCCCAATAATTAAACTCAGATATAATGCTCATATTGTAATCTGATTCAAGGTTTCTAAGCATCGGATTAATCGCTTTCTTCTTAAACACCTTTGACTGAACTATCTGATTCGCGCTTCCCTTTGCGTCTTCAGTATAACCCAGCTCTGTTGGAGTAACACCGAAACAGGCCCACACCATCTTCGTGTACCATTGCTGCTTCTCAATGACCTGCATCTCTGCCGCACTGAACTCTATCCTGGTAAACGTAGGAACCTTGTTAACGATAGGGACCTTGTTCATGATCTTCTTCCAACTTCCGAACTCATCCTTTTTTCTTTGTGTCTCGAACCATTGTTCCTTAAAAGCTTTTATTTCCTCAGCATTGCTTTCGTCCAATCCAATGATTCCTTTCGGCACGTTATTGTCATTGTAATATTCGAGGTCGCTCTCAATCATATAAATCAACATTTGTAGACTCTTCGCAAGCACCTGCACCGGACTGAACCCATAGTGATCATCGGTTCTCTTCATAGCTTCGATCCACACAAGTTCTCGTTTACCGAAAGGTACAGGGACCGGTCCTGCTATCCAACCATATTGGAAGTAAGCTGCACGTTCCCTCGCAGCACCTGCACGTATATCCATATAAGGATTAAAGAATTCTTGGCCTACTGTGTCATCAACGATCCTGGTCGGCAGTATGATGTCATCCCTGATTGTATACATCCCATGTATATCAGGATTCTTTGTGAATGTTGCTCCGTCCCTGGCAACAACCTCAACCATTTCTTCCTTCATATTAAAAACTTTGGTCAAGACTCCACTGTTAACTTCAAGCACGTCCCTCACAGGCATCCTAATAAAGACTTCTTCGAATGATTCGTTGTTCGTATTTGGGTTTAAGAAAAAGTTACGAATGTGTTCGATTTCTACTTCATCAGCCTGCTCTTCCATACCATCATTTGGTAGAATATCCCACTCGATACTTGCTAACTCATCAATAATTGTACTGATGCACATCTCAACATATGGTGTCTGAGACAAGTAACGTATATACGTAATGTTTGCGAATCTCGGATAACCAAACGGAGGCTTGTATAGAAACTTAGGAATATAAGCTTTGTTGATTCCGTCCCTGGTAGCCTCATTTAAGGAGTCTATTGTTATTACAGACTTCTTTCCGAAGCTTAACCAATCTTTGAATGATGCCATGAATATAAATTGATGAATAAATATTTGGGAAAAACGATGGCGGTGCAAGCAGTGAATGCTTGAGACCACCGCCGCCACATTCATTGTCAAGTGAATTATGAGTTATTTGTTATTTAAACTTTTCTATGGTTCAACAGAATTAAACAAACCCAAAAGCTAAGCCTTCATTATCCTTCCACACAAGATAAACAAGCCCATCACCCCAATCCGGACTCTTATCTTCAGGATCAATAATCTTCTTCTTGTTCGAACTGGTCCTCTCCCACTTCTCAGCAACCAACTGATTCCTTAACTTATGACTCTCAGGAATATCTATCATGTTGTCCCTGAATAGTTCTGCAAGCCTGAAATAGTTCTCTGCCTTCTTGTTTTGGAATATGTCGCTCTTCATCGCTTTCTCTCCAAAATGACAACCCACCACAATAATATTTTTTAGACCTTTCTCGCTGATCACTTCTCTCAACCTGCTCAACGGACCGCTTCCGATCCCTATCCGGTCTATGTGAATCGCTCCCCTGACTTCTGGCTCTATAAATGATTCTGCCACATCAATCATTTTTCCAACGACTCTCATCGGATCACTCTTTGCTTCAAAATAGGTCCCAACAACTTGATACAGGTTCTCGAACTCTATTCCCCAGTACATGACTGTTTCATCACGTCCCATCTCTGCAGGATCACAAGCAACTATCTTTTTATACTTCTGCAATTGCTCAGTTGCATTCTTCTTTCTGATTATGTATTCTGATTGACTCAGCTTGGTCCTTTCTTTTTCTAGTGTTCGCAGTTCCTCAATCAACGCTGTCAGTTTGTCCTGAAAGTTGTACTTTGTCTTCTCTGCTTGCGTGATCCAATCCAAACTGAACAAGCTATCTTCGCTTTGGTCAGGGAACTTACTCTCATATAAAACAGTGAAATCCAATGGCGACAAGTCTCTTTTTTGTTGGTCCACAAACTTTTGGGTGGTTCTTCCTTCTATCACTGCTTGTTCCCATCCTATCTGAATCACTTCCCATTCAGGATCCAACGTGTGTTCGAATGCCTTGTTATCTCTGTTCCAAGGATTATAAAGTTCTATCTCTATGGCTTCTTCAGGATTATCTCCAAGCATACGACTGCTCTTGGTATATGCATTTCTGTTTATGAGACATGCTTCATCCCTTATTAGGATATCACATCCGAATCCCATTAACCTATCCGCATCTCCTTCTCCACTAAAGACTCTGTACTCTGCACCTGTTGTGAACGTCATCCTCTTCCTGGATGCTTCCTTGCTAATCCTTTCTTCTCCAGTTGTGAATATTTGCGCTTTGCTCAGCAACGATTTGTCTGTAAGAATAAGCTCTGCCAAGTATTGCCTGATGATCCCTGCCTGTTCTTCCTTTGGTCCAAGAAATGCTACTTTTGCAGGCACCCCAAAATCAAGAAGTATAGCTATTCCGAATGCCACACACTGTGTTTTTCCCCACCTGGTAGTTGCAGATATACTCAGCTTCTTACATTCCATAAAGGCTATTTTTCTTACTAATTCACATTGACCTGCAGTTAGTTTAAATCCCCATTTGTGCTCTACAAGAATATCTACTCTTTTGTTTTCAATAGCCCAGTCTGTCAGTTCCTGATCAGTAGGTCCTTCATCCATTATTTCTCCGAGTCTATTTTCTTTTCAAACTTTGCTCCTTTAAATCTGAAATTAACATATGAACCTATGCTCTGTGCTTCATTCATGTTTTGGAAGATCTCAGGAGTACACTCATACTCATAAAATGTTGTTGGGGAACTTTTGAACCATACTCTTACTTTCTTCTCTTCCGGATTAAATGCGTATTTCAAAACAGTTGAACTCGTAGGTTCTACCAAGTCCCATAAGCTACAAGTCTCCGGCTTTGATTCCTCTTTATCCTCCTTAAGTATCTTCATCTTATTCTTTTTGAATTTATCCAAAAGCTCAGGATAATTCCGCCTAATTGAATCCGCAATAGTTGTGACTCCCTCAATCATGTTATTATTCTGAATCGCAACCATCGGTGCTTCCTGCGGCAACAAACCCACCAACTGTTTTCTCTTGATAGATAATGTTTCCTCATGCTGCAAGAGCGCAATTGCCTTAGTTCTTTCTCCTGGCTTCTTCGAGTCATCCAACGCTATAGTCCACAGCTTCTGAATCCTCTTGTTCTTATCATTCTCATAATCCGCCAAATGTTCTTCTGCTGATACATGCATCTGCTCAATCGCTTCTTTTCGCTCTTCCTTAACATATCGAATAATTGTTCTTTTGACTATTCCGAGCTGTTGTGCGATGTCTGAGTAGACATATCCAGTTCGAACCATGTCTGTGACTTGGTTCTTCAGTTTCCTTCGTTCATCTGCATTCATTTTCTTCTTGGTGACTTAGTGACAAGCGTATTCTTCCTGCTACGCACTCTATTACGTTGGTTGTGACTGCATTTCCCATCATCTTGTATCTTTGATTATCAGAGATCTGTACCTTTGTTCCGTCTTCAGTGAGTCCGTACTTGGTCCAGTCCTCCTGGAAGCCCTGCAGTCTCTCACATTCAATGGGTGTCAGTCTTCTGATTGTGGTTCCTTCTTGAACGTGTGTTCTTGCTCCATGTTGATCTGCTCCTTTGTAGTAATGTGCATCTATGCATGTGCTTTGTTCTGTTTCTCGTATCTTTCCCCTATCAAAAACCACAGGTTTCCGTTCTTCTTTAATCTTGTATAATCCTTTCTCACTTCCGGTTCTGGTGAGTGTGCTTGCGACTCCTTCTGCATCGTACACTCGTTCCCATTGAGGTGTTCCTTGTAGTGTTACTTCTTTGAGTCCTTTTTGTCCTTTGCTCTGGCCAGTACTCCCTCTTGTTGTTCTTGGGATAGGAAATACTTGGAGTCTGGGTTTTCCTCTAAGATGTCCAATAATGATAATTCTTTCCCTATTTTGTGGTACTCCACAATGTTTGCTGTTAAGCACTTGCCATTCTGCATCATACCCCAGTTCATCCAAAGTTTTGAGGATAGTGGTAATTGTTCGCCCTTCCTTATGAGAGAGAAGCCCTTTGACGTTTTCAAAGAATAATATACTGGGTTGCTTGCATTTAGCAATACGCGCAAGTTCAAAAAAAAGTGTTCCCCTTGTATCTTCAAAGCCCATTCGTTTTCCAGCAATACTGAAACTTTGGCAAGGAAATCCGCCACATAAGATGTCGAAGTCTGGCAGTGTTTCCGGTTTGATTTTTGTGATGTCTCCATAGTTCTTCACTCCTTTGAATTTATATCTGAGTACGTTTTTTGCATGATTGTCTATTTCGCTCATTCCTACGCAGATTGCTCCTGGTATCGCTTTTTGTATACCGATCTCGAATCCGCCTACTCCTGTGAATGTGCTAAAGTACCTTATCGGTTCCATTCCTTCGCTCTTTTTCCTTCATCAACTCAGCCCACACTTCCTTATCGCCAGTCCCAGTATCCGGATGAGTATCTTTAATCTCTTTCATCAACTGATCATCACTCAAATTCTTAATCCTATCAGTAGGATCCGGAAGAGCCTCATATCCTTTAAATGCCTGCTCAGTTGTTTCAATTCCCCTTTCAATACCAAGAACTCTATAATGTAGGAATTGCTCCACTGCAGCCATATTGGTTGTGACATTCTTTTGTAAAATACTTTTAAACCTGTACACGTTGTTATTCAGAACGTATTCTACTTCTGCGTTTCCGTCCCCAGTATATATTTGGATGTCAGGGTTTTGTACTCCTATCCTGTTGAGCCATCTCCTAATATCTCTTTTCAGCGCATCACTTGTTCTTCCTGTGTCTATTGGTTTAAACTTGATGTCTGATGTGATGATTTCTTCAAGTAAGTTTCCACAGTCTAGACAGAACTTTCCGTCTTTGTATGTTCTTCCGCATTTGTTGCACTTCAGTATCTTCATTTTAGTTCGCTCCGTTTATTTTGACAATCAGCACATCGGTCTGTGATTGGTGGTTTGATCTCCTCGAATAATGCATACATTTTTCCAACTCCACACAAAGTTTTTCCTTTAATCTGATAGTGAAACCTCCTATCTTGCATCATTACCCATGATTTTTCTTGTAAAATCATTTTAGTTCGCTCCATTTCTTTCCATCACTTTCCCTGATCGGATCCTTTCCAGTAAAATCAGCCCACCTAGTAAGAATAACATCAACGTACTTTGGATCTATCTCCATACAATAACACTTTCTTCCGCTTGTTTCGCAGGCCATGAGTGTGCTGCCACTTCCAGCACAGGGTTCGATTACTAGCTCGTTTGGTCTGCTACTGTTCTTTATGAGCCTCTTGCTCAGTGCCACCGGCTTCTGTGTACTATGTAAGTATTCATTGCTCGGATCCTTCTTTTCTCTGATGAGGTCACTGTCTCTTCTAATGTTGGATATCATGTTGATGAGCTCTTCTTTCTTGAGGTCCTGCAGGTTCTCAATTGTTGCGTTTAAAATCACTGTCTTGTGTGTTCTGTCTCCATACCAACTTGGTTGATCTTTCTTCCTGCAGTATAATATTGGTTCATGCGTCCAGTGATAGTCTGAGTGTCCAAGTACGTGACCTTTTTCCCATATCAGTGTTTGCTTGATTATGAATCCTGCATCAGTTAGTGCATGCTCAAATATGGTGTGGTTCACTGATGCATAGCAAGTGTAGATCGGCGCATTCTTTTTGGTGCATTTGTAAACATTTGCATATATTGGTTTTAAAAATTTGTATAAGTCCTCATCTCTTAAGTTATCATTGGTCAAACCTTCCCCTTTCGGTGGATCTGTCCAGCACAGGTCTGCAACCTTTCCGGCCATTAATTTGTTAAAGTCTTCTTCAATTGTACTGTCTCCACACATTAATCGGTGATCTCCCAAAACATATACCTCTCCAAGTTTGCTCTTTGGATTCTCAGGAAGTTTCGGAGTCCTATCAATATTCTTCTCTTTCTCAGCAAGCGTCTTCCTGGACAATATCTCATCCAGTATTGGTTCATCAAATCCGCTCAGTGTCAAGTCTGCTCCTCGTTCTTCAAGTTCCTTCAAAAGCTTCAATAACTTATCGTCATCCCACTCTCCACTGATCTCGTTAAGTGCAATGTTCAACAATTGTTCTTTCTCTTCGGTTAAGTCAACATAAGTAACAGGGACCTCACTCATTTTAAGCTTTTTTGCAGCTTCGACTCTTTGGTGTCCGCCAATCATGATGTTGTATCGTTCCTTGTTCTTGTTTACTATAATAGGATCCACGAATCCGAACTCTGTGATACTTCGCATTAGCTTCTGCATTTCCCTTTTTGTAATCTTTCGAGGATTATTCTCATTAGGAACAAGGTCCTTGATTACTACGTTGACTATTTCCATCTTACTTCTTCTCCTTCTTCTTCGATTCAGGCATGGGAAGAGTTGTCTGTTCACTCATAATGTCAAGAGTCAACCCTTTTTCTCCTTGTGTCAGTTTGATTGGTTCAGCAGAAGTAATCACTACCTTCACGTTTGAATCTCCAACCTTCTCAATAACCAGCTTTATACTGCACTTGCACACCATCATCTTTGTCCTTTGTTATCTTCACTATCTCCTTCACGTACAGGTCTTCTAGATTTATTGTTGGCATCTTCGGTTCCTCCATGTATCTCAAATGTTTCAGCTTCTTCGCTGTTTTTCTTCTTTTGCTTAGTCTCAACCTTAATCATTGTTTTCCTTTTCCTCTCAGGTTATGTTGTTAATCTCTGAGATCACATTACTTCTTTCTAAGTTCATTACTTCATATGATTTGATAAATTCAGGTTTTTGTTCTTTTTTGATTACTGAGCAATCCATAAGATATGCTTTTCCTTCTTCAACTGTTTTGTTCTCATATACATCCATCCCCCACAAGGTTCCAACGAATTTTATGTTTTCTGATTCAAGATTCACGATCTTCACTACATTGGTTGATATTATTTCATCCTGTATCTCAGTAACATCCTTCATAATTAAATGTGTTGGATCCACACCTTGTAATTGTAGTTTTGCTCTCGTTTCTTTGATGTTTTCTTTTTCCATTAATATCCCTCTTTTATCCGATGTATCCTGGAGTCTTCGTATCCCCTTCTTTTGGTAACATCGCATAAATAGCAGGTGCTTCATCAATCTTCACTGGGACTATTAATTGATCAACTTTTTTGTCTCCACACATAAGTGTGATTCTCTCTCGAATCATTTCCCCTTTCTTCACAGGAACTGCCTTAATAGTTATTGTGTATTTGAATAACATACCTATCTTGTTATTCTTTTTCATGATCCATTTTTTCCATGTAGAAATATTTTTGTCCATTATACCTTTCATCTTTTGCTGTCTCTTTGAATTAATGTTTTGCATTTGTTCATAGACTTCCTTGCTCACCATAACCGCTAATGGATTAGTTTCTGGAGAAGCACTCATTTCTTGTTGCATACTTTCACCCCAAAAATTTCAAAATCGATGTATATTGGTACAAATGCAGTTCCATGATTATTCGGTTCTGTATTTTCAACATCATAACTTCTTGCAGTTAGACTTGGATGTTGTCTCCTTGTATGACCTATCAAATCTACATACTTTCTTCCACACCAGAAACATCGTAACTTCTTCTTTACTTCAGGCATTTTCTCACCCCACTGATATGCAAAAGATATTTCTCCCAACTCAACCTCTTAAGACCAAACTCTAACCCCAGCTTTTCTTTTGCAGCCTTCATCGCCTCATGGTCCTCATCCTTGAAAGCTTCATTAAGTCTTTTAACCATAGATATCCCTCTTCAACAAAATCCCAATAAAGTACCTTTGACCACTTGATTCTCAATAACTTCGATTGCTCTAAATTCTTTAAACAACTCAATCGGCAATCTTTCATTGTATCTAAAAGCATAACTCTTCCCACTACTAGCCCTATAGTCCCTGTATATTTTGATTCCGTCTCCGAGATCCTTCATATACATATCTTTTGCTATTTCTTTGAAGCCCATTGCTTCCAGGTGTTCTTTTGGTATCATTGTTCTTAGTGTTTACTTTCTTCATCTTAGTTATTATTCATTAATACTAGGGTAGTATTTATATCTTTCGTATTTCAACCTCAGTCCTCGGTGATTCATCATAATGCTTACTAGACTTCAATTCTACAATCTGCGAATCATCCTTAAAAAAAATCTTATTCATCGAATCAAGAACTAACTTAATAAGATTATCAATATCTGGCTTCTTGTCCCAATACTGCACACTCTTAGGATAACTTTTTGGCTTAGCTTTATAAAAATCGATAGACACAAACAATGGTCCTTCCAATGGTTGTTCTGGCTTGAACTTAATTGCCTGAACTATAAATCCTTCTTCAGCTTCCCTGGTTTCCTTCGGCGTATACACTGTTGGAAACCTTCCCCTCATTGCTATCTTAGGCCTTCCTTTCGGATATGGATCCCCATACACAGTTATCTTCATGTTTCCTCCTATAATTCTTCATTACTTTTCATCTCCGTTCTTTTTTTTTGAAGTTGTGGCAGCGCGCATGAATAGGGAATGCAAAACCCTCTCCAGGAACGCGCCACCACAATAAAGGAGGTGATTAAATCCTGGAGCATAAAAACTCTTTTCAAGCATAGTTAATGTCTCACTCCGCAAGTCTTAAAACCTGCGCTTCTTTTAACAAGCCTACAAGCTTCACAAAGATAAGAGGCTTTTTTCTCTTTGCTCAAATCACGAAAACAAGTAGTTCTCTTGTTACAAATCGAACACTTAATAACGTCTCGGAGCCTCATTGTAACGCCTTCCTGTTTTTCCTAACCAAACGCTTTTCGATCAGCGCCAACTTCAGTCTCTCTTCATTGGTCAAATCCTTAACGATAGGATTTCTTATCTCGTCCTTAGTCCTGAACCACACATTCTTGAACCACTCTGTTGTTGGCTCTTTAGATTCCAATGCGCTCTTCAAATTCTTAAGTATTCCTTCATGACGCATCTTATCATACTCTTTTTTTACCAACACTTCTGCCTGCTGCACAAGCGGAGCCATCACTTCAATCTCTGCAACAATCTCTTTTTCCTGTTCCTTCATCTTCTCAACAAACTCTGCAGAAAAACTGTTCCTTGTTTGTTCCAACGCCTGCTCGTTATGTCTCATCAAAGAAACGTACTCCCTTACCTTCCAATAACTCACCGTCTTCACTTCCTGAGTTATCTTTATGTCACCATTCGGCTCCACGCTGTACTCAGTCTTTGGCTTTTCCTGTTCTGTCTTATAAGGCACCGGTTGTTGTTGTTCTTGCATCATTGTTCTTTCCTCCCTTTTTTGTTTTTGGTACTTCTGGATCCTGAACTGGTTCTTTCCAACGATCTACCAGATCCATGAGCTCAGCCAGTTTGTTGCTGATAGCTTCTCCCTTCTTGGTTAGCTTGATTTCATAGTCTCTTCCTGGTTTGGTCTTGCTAATAACACCTTCTTTGTTCCACTGCTCCAACACTATCCTCAAATGTCCTGAATTAGCATTTATCTTCTTTGCCAATTCGTCTATCTGAGATGTTACTCCGCTCATGCTCACTAAGAGTTGAGCATACTTCTGATTGTACACAAATCTTTTCATTTCTTGTTCACGCTCCTTTGTTTTTTTAGCACTAACTCATTATTGATAAATAATATGTTTGGCATAGTCCACCGCATCGACTTTGATGCTTCAATGAATGCATCCTTTGCCCGATTTAGCTCTTTCTGACTGACTCCTGGCATCTTACAAACATAAACCTTCTCCTGGTCTAACTCTTCGAGTTTGCTTAAAAGATTCTTGTTGTGCAACTCGATGATCCTGCTTACCTTTATCAGCTCATCAATTAACCTGTTCTTGTTACAGAACCACATCCTAAATTTTTTAAACATTTTTTCCCCCCAGCAATCCATTCAAGTTCTGACAGACTGCTGTTGCATCTCTTGGAAGCCCATAGGGTCCTCTGGCATTCATCGCAAGACCGTACTGGCTCTTCTTTTTTATCTTACTCGTCTTCCTGCAACCCTCATATTTACAAGTATATGTTCCATGTATTAATTCGACTCGGAGCTCCTTGACTCCCCATCTACCGCATCTCTTGCATTGAAACACATAAAAAGTTCCACTCATTTCCTGTCTCTCATAAATTCGATATGATGCTGTCTTGACTCTTCTATCCTGCTGAGATTTGCGGTCTGCAATCTGATCTGGTTCATGCTGAGATCATGCCACATTTCCAACAGTTTCTTGCCATAACCATATGCTTGATCTATGCATTCCAATATTTCATGTTTTTCCATCTAACTCACCACCTTGTCTTCTATTTGCTTATTCATAAATTTTTCAGTTAGCTTGTTCACTGTATCATTAATCTTATTTTTTATGAGTTCATCTGTTGACGGAGATGTTGGACTATTCATCAAAGTGTGTCTGATCTCTGAGTCTATAGAATAACATATATTCTTGCTTATCTTAAGTTCGTACTGCAGTGTCTTGTTCATGCTTTTTACAACTTCCTCAATCACTTGTGAAATAATTCCTTTGAATACGTCCTTAGTCACGCTTGTAGTTATCGCCTCAATGTGCTTGGCCATACCCTCTTCATTCAGCTTTTCAGTTATTGTTGCATCTATTGTTCTAAAGATAAGCTTTTTTAGCTCTCCCATGAACTCCATGTTTTCGAATATCTCTTCTGCAGTTTTCTTCAAATCTTCCTTAATCTCCGCGTGCCTTAGTTCCATAACATTCAAAGTGTGTTCCTTGGTCTTCTGCAATATCGTTTTTGTGTGAAACGACAAACCTGCAGCAGTCCTTTGATCTATCATTTCCAGAATATGCTTATTATCTTCTTCAGTCAACATCGTTCAACACCTATTTTTATTTTGTCTTTTAACATATCTATCTTCCCTTGTTTGGCCTCAAAGTAGTACCAGGCTCAGAATCTGGAATGTTCAGTCCCTTGCTCCATTTGCCACTCACGAAATCATTTTTTATGAGAATTGACTTTTGGTTATCCACATTAACTGTCAAATTTATCAGCTTCAAATTAATCAATACGCTGCTTTTTCCAGCCAATATTTTTATTAAAAATACTCTCAGTTTTTCTAACATCGTTCAACCTCAATTTTTATTCCATCAGGATACTCTTGTTGCTTCCGAATTATCGATTCATCGCTCTCAGTATTTACAACTTCTATCGCAGTGAAAGTATCCAGACAAAGAATGTCTGCTCTTCCTCCATCATTAAATATGGCTTCTGTCACAAAGTGTTTTCCTTCAACCTGAAGCCTCTTACAGATTTCAACCTTTTTTTCCATGTGCTCTGTGCTCTCTCCAGAAGATACTCGCACTTCATTCAGTTTACGATTGCTTTGTCTTACAAGATTCATGCAAGCATTTCTCTTGGCCTGTATCATTTGCTCGCTGCCTGTAGTTAGTCTTATGTTGCCATACTTGAGTATGTCTTCAAAAACAGCAAGAACATGACTGCAGATTTGTCCTTTTGCAACTCCTTGAACTCCCATGTAGGTACAGTCACATCCCACTTGGATACTCACACTGTGCTCTTTTGCGCCCTGAGTTTCAACTCTAAAAAAGTGTTGTTTACCACTGAACTCATGAGTCACTTTGTGGTTCTTAGCTATTTTTTGCAGGTAGTTTCCCATTCGTATCATTTCCTCTTTTCCATTGAAACTTCTTTGGTTCCCCTGGCAGTTGCTTCACAACCTTGTCCTGGTTAATCAAATAATCTAAGTTCGCCAGGATCGTTGGATAATTTTGTTTTAACTCATCTCTGAGCTCAGTCCTGGAGAATGCCTTCTCAGCATTCTGTTCCAGGTGTTGTCTGAGATCTTTTAAGTGTCTTACTCCCATGTTACGTACCCCCCACGATTCTAATAAAATTTTCTCTTGATAAATAGTATTCTTCTCCTTTGTATTTGAAGAACAAAGAGTTTTTAAGATCTCCATTATCTCCAAACCGAACTATTTTTACTTTAGTAGATTTCTTCATTTTGCAGCACTTTACATAAACATAGTCCCCTACATGTATGTGAGGAAAAAAGTGTTCTCCTACAGTCCTCTCGAACTTCAAGTTTAATTCTTCAAAACGCTTATCTAAGTATGTTCGTTCTTTCTTAATAATGTTAGAGTTTTCTTGTGTCTCAATAGGCTCTACACAATCCTCTTCACGAAGTTCTTCCTTAAATTTTACTAAACCCCAAAATAAACTTCTTTCGCTTTTCATTTGTTCTCTTCGTGATAGCTCACAAAATTTCTACCACAGTCCTGAACAAAAGGTTTGCCCATGCTTCCATCTTCAAGTATTTCATAATACCAACAAACCATTTCAGTGCTTCCTGAATCATTGAGGTCTGGAGATTGTATGATGTTGATCAACACCACGATTAAAAGCACTAAGCAAGCAATCAACCCTAGGATTCCCCATCTATTTTTTGATTTTGTACTCTTCCCAAGTATCATTTTGTTTCCTCTGGGTAGTCCTCTCCTTTGAAAACATAGAGGCCCATTCCATGCAGAGCTATTGCTTTCGCCAATGCCCTTTGAATGCTCTTGTTAACATCAAAGGTCGTCATTATGTCCTTCTTGATGCTCTTGTTGTAGTGGTCCATCACTGGCAGATACACTGTGTGCGTCAAACCCAAAACCATAACGCTGACTTTCACAAATGCTCCCATAGATTCTTCTTCTCCCATAAAATATGGTAAGCCGTTCTTGTTCTCATGAACCTTGAATTCTGCTGTTGGATGAATTCTTTTCAGCGAACCCCATGTTTCTGCCCAGCTTGCATATGTCAGTTTCAGCGGACCTTTCTTTGCTGTCTCCAGCTTGGTCTTCTCCATCTCTGCATAAACTGCCTTGGTATACTGTGCTGCAATCACCGTGTTATTGATTTTGTTCAGTAATCCTGGTATTGTACTCGCACCATAAATCAAGGCATGATCTATTTCTTCTTTTGTTGGCTGAACTATTTCTTCTGTACAACTA